CTGCAAACGTATTGAACCAAGCGCAATTTACTGCTGTAACAGGTGGTGACGGAGTATCTTTAATTAACTCTTCACACCCACTTGCAACTGGTGGTACATTCTCAAACGTTCTTGCAACTGCTGCAGATCTTAATGAAACTTCATTAGAGCAGTCATTAATTGACATCTCAGGATTTGTCGATGAAAGAGGCTTGAAAATAGCTTCTACTGGAAGAAAAATGATTATTCCAAAAGAACTTCAGTTCACAGCGGAAAGAATCATGAAATCTCCAATGAGAACGGCAACTGCAGACAACGACATTAATGCGATCAATAACATGGGTATGGTGCCTGAAGGTTATAGAATTAATAATTTCTTAACTGATACAGACTCATACTTCTTGTTAACTGATGTACCTAATGGACTAAAAATGTTTGTTAGATCACCGATCAAAACTGCTATGGAAGGTGACTTCGATACAGGTAATATGAGATTTAAGGCAAGAGAAAGATACTCTTTTGGATTTTCTGATCCAAGATGTGTATTTGGTAACGGAAATTTACCAACTAGCTAATAAATAGCATATCAATTGAATATTAAGGGGCGGTGTTCACATCGCCCCTTTTTTTATGTATAATATTAAAACCTAGATAAAATTATTATGTAGACTGGCTAGGCAGACGGTATAGAGACTACGTAATCAACGCTATACAAAGGAGAAAATTATGGCAGGAACACACTTTACAAACGCAGTAATGTTTGCTGGTTTGAATAACAACAAAAAATGGTTCAGAGATTTACCAGTAGATAACAATCCTAACTACATATGTTATAAAGATGATTTTATTTACAACACGCTACCTTCATCAGAATGGTCAACAGCTATTGCAGATGGTGGAGCAGCAGCTGGAATATCTAACGAAGTAGGTGGAGCGGTCACTTTGACTTCAGCTAATACTACAGATAATAATGGATTAGCTTTAGTAAAAACTGCAAACACTTTTCAAGCGGTAGCAGAAACTCGTGACAGCACTGGAGCAATAACTAACCCTGGAACAATTATTTGGTATGAGGCGAGAATTAAGAATAATGACGCTAACGCTACTGACTATGGAACTGGATTAGTTGAAACTTTTACTGGAACTTCAGGATGGAGATCTGCAAACAGAATATCTATTGAATCTAACAATGGTGAACAGTTTTACAGATTCGTGACTAAAAACGCTTCAGGAACAAATCAAGTTCAACACACTACACACACTATTGTAGATGATCAATATGATACTGTAGGTTTTAGATGTGATAGAGCAGGAAAAGTTGAGTTTTTTGTAAACAGAGTATTAGCAGCTACTGTTACAGCAAATATCAATACTGATGATATGCAAATGTTTGCAGCTTCAGTATCAGCTTCTGCATCTGGACAGAGAGTAACAACATTAGACTATATTAGTACAACTCAGAACAGAAATGCTTCTGAATTGATTGGTAAAATCTAATAATTAATTAGTGGCTCCTACGGGAGCCACTTAATAGGAGTGTTATGAGTTTTAAGACTGATATACAAGCAACAAGATCAGATGCTGCTGCAGGAGCTTCTGCAATTATTGCACAACCAGTAAGACTACGTGGTATAATAATTGCTTCAAGTGGAGGCGGTGCAGGAGTATTGGAATTAACTACTACATCAAATTCTGGAACAACTTTGTTTCAAGCTGATGTTCCAACAGGAGATGTGATTAATTTTAATTTTCCAGAAGATGGTATTTTGTTTCCAAAAGGAATATTTTGTAAAACAAAAACACATGTAACTGCATATACTTTGTTAACAGATAAATATTCTGGACCAAATTTAACTACTAGTAACGGATAATTATGAGTGGTGGCGGAAGTTTTACCTCTGATCAATCGGTAGCACACGCCACCTCTACAGGTCAAATGGTTCCTACTACTCAAAGAGCAAGATTAACGTCTATTCAAGGAAAAGGTAATGATGCGAACGGATCTATTATTTTTAAAAGTGGTGGTGGTAGTGGCACAACAATAGCTACCTATTTATTTGGCGAAGAGGGTTTAGATATGTATTTACCTGGTTCTGGTATACTTTTTAAAGAAGGAATTCACGCAACAATTTCTGGCACGGCTGGAGTAACAATAACATTTACGTAATATGAGCAAAATAAATCATATAATTTCTGGTGGCAAATTTGCTGGAAAAAAAATGTCTGAATTATTAAAAAAAATTAAACATAAAAAGTCTAGTGTTAAATCAAAACAAAATATTGAAAAATTAGGATTTGGAACAAAAAGTTTACAAAAATACAATATAAGAGCTAGGGACGCACAAACCAAAGTTGTTCCTACAAAAAGTCAATCTCAAGTTGGCGGTTCTTTTCAAACACATAGAGTAAGAACTAGAATGGGAAGAGCAGCTGCAGGATCTGAAAGTAAAATAAATTTTAAACCATTTCCAACCATGGAAAGAATGTTTAAAAAAGATATTCAAAAAGGTAGTTTACAAGATTACGCTGATACAAAAAAATATTTAAAAAATACATTATCAGATGTTAAAAAGAAAAAAACTGGAGGAATTTTAAAATTAAAAAGAGGCGGTGATAACATGCCTAAAAGAAATAAAAAAAATTTTAGACCGACAGAAAAAGGTGCCGGAATGACAAAAGCTGGTGTTGCAGCTTATAGAAGAGCTAACCCAGGTTCAAAATTACGAACAGCTGTGACAGGTAAAGTTAAACCAGGTTCAAAAGCTGCTAAAAGACGTAAATCTTTTTGCGCACGATCAGCAGGACAAATGAAAAAATTTCCAAAAGCTGCTGCAGACCCTAATTCTAGACTAAGACAAGCGAGAAGAAGATGGAAGTGTTAAATTGTACTTTATGTTTACACCCTTGTCATTGTAAAGGAGTGGGTCAATATATTAATACCAATCAATGTATTGGATATGATTGCGAGTGTAGGACTTGCACTCATCCAAAAGAGGAGGAGAAAAAAATGTTAAAAAAAATATGGAAAAAAATAAAAAGCTGGTTTTGGGTTAAGTAATGAAAGAGGGTAGTAATGAATATCAAATTCACAGCATTACTAATATTTTTAATATGTTTGTTGGCCTTGTTTGTAAGGCCAACATCTTATACGCCATTGAAACTAGATAAAAAAAATTATATAATTCCTTTACCAAAACCAAAAATAAATGAGTAATAAACCTTTATCAATATCTGAATCCGCTGCCGTGCAAATGCCAATGAAGACGGTTGCTAGTTTGATAATTATCGTGGCACTTGGCACCATGGGTTATTTTCAAATGGTTGAACGTTTAAATATAGCTGACACTAAGATTAAAATAATGGAGCAAGATGTTGAGCAGAACACAGAGTTTAGGATAAAATGGCCACGTGGTCAGATGGGATCATTACCCGCAGATTCTGAGCAGTACATGATGTTAGAGGATCTTTATAAAACCACTGATCGTATTAACAAACACATTGAGGACATGGCTTTAAATAAAGTTAACATTGAGTTTTTAACAAAACAGATGGATAAAGTTTTATCTGATATTGAAAAATTAAAAGATGCAAACAGAGATATGCACTATAAGAATGGTAATGGACAATGATAGAAACTGTTGTAGGATTACTTATGTTTGTAAACGGAGAAATTAAGGAAGCTCGTTTGCAAGACTCAATGGCAATGTGCCTCCGTGGGAAGCGCAAAGCTGAGAGACAATACTCAGAAACGGTATCTTACAAATGCTGGAAGGGTTCTGCGGAGTTAGAGGACAATATTGACGGTAGTAAAAGCATAAAAAAATTAATAATAAAATGATTAAACTATTAAAAAAACTTTTAGGATTTGATATACTAGAAAAACGTATTAGAATTTTAGAAAGAAAAAACTATTGGAGGGAAAAATACAAACATGGCATATCTGAACGCAAACATACCTCCAATATATTGTAAAGTTAGAAAAGAATATCTTTATGACATGGACGAAAAATATAAGAAACAAAGTAGTGACTGTGTTGTCTTTGGTCTTACTTCCATTTCAGGTCGTGCTTTATTATTTAACATTATGCTTCCAAATGGTGCATGTTATTGGAGATTACCTATCTCAGCGTTTTTTCAAAAAGAGTTTGAAAGATTTCAAGTCCCAGATATGGCAGTACAAGAATTGGAACTATGGAATTGTTTTAGCTATTGGCCTAGTGTTCATTGTTTTGATTGGTTGGATGGTTTAAATGGAAAATATATGGGTATCGATAAAAAATTTCATCATGGTAAATATTTATTCACAATTGATTGGGCTAGTCCAGATACTAACATCTTGGACACTGAACATTCTGAAATACCTCAAGAACATAAGTGTGCACACATACTGGCTCTTACTAACGGCAATTATGCAGGTCAGCCTAATAATCGTCTTTTGTGGCATGTTAATAGCTACACTGTTGATAACAGTTGGCCTGACTATAAAGTCCAAACTACGTATTGGGATGCAGAAGATACAACAATGGTGACAGAAGATACAGATAAAATGTTTTATCAAATGAAAGAAAAATGGAAGTAATAGATAATTTTTTATCTAAAGAAGAATTTATCAATATAAAAAAAACTATAATAGATAGATCGTTCCCTTTATATTTTGCAGATTATATTAATGATAATGACAAATTAAATTATTATTTTTTACATTTTTTTTATGATGAATTTGTTCCCATGAGTCCTTTTTTAAATATCTTAAAACCTTTATTTGAAAAATTAAAAATTAAAGCACTCTTGAGAGCAAAAGTTAATTGTTTTCCAAGAACAGAGAAACTTATAATTTATGAACCACACCGAGACTATGATTTTAGTCATAATGGTGCTATACTGTATTTAAATAATTGTAATGGGGGAACATATGTTGGAGACAAATTTTTTCAATCAAAAGAAAACAGAGTCCTTTTATTTGACTCCTCACAAAAACATAGTAGTACAAACTGCACAGATCAAAAGTGTAGATATAATATTAATATAAATTTTTTTTAATGAATCTTTCACGTAACTTTACCCTTTCAGAGCTAACAAAAAGCGACACCGCCATTAGAAGGGGCATCAATAATAATCCTAATGCAGAACAAATAGAAAAATTAAAAGCACTTTGTGAAAATATTCTCCAGCCGGTGCGTGATCATTTCGGCAGGGTTAAGGTGACCAGCGGGTTCCGTAGCGTAGAGTTGTGTGAAGCCATCGGCAGCTCAAGCAGGTCACAACATGCAAAAGCTGAGGCAGCAGATTTTGAATGTATTGGTGTAGACAACGCAGAACTTTTTGATTGGATCAAATCTAACCTTACACCAGATCAACTAATACTTGAGTTTTATACTCCGGGTGAACCCAATAGTGGATGGATACATTGTTCATGGGTTGAGGGAACACCAAGAGCTAGTTTTCTACATGCTTTTAAATCAGAAGGGAAAACTAAATATAAACCTATTCTTGGAAAAGCAAAAGATTTAGTATAAAAATCTTTTAATGGTTAAATTACTTACACACTTAGAAATACCAGTGCAACAACAAATATTTTTTTATGAGGCACAAATGCCCTCTTTTAACGAAAACTATTTTATACAAAAAATAGAAGAGGGTATTAAATTACAAAATAACTTTAATTATAAAACTAATGTAAAAGGTTTTATGACATCATGGAAATATTTTAATGAAGATCAGGAATTTCACAATTTATTAACAAATTTTTTTACAGGCATAAAATTTAGAAAACCTTGTAATTATAAATTAATGGATTCATGGGGTTTAAAATGTATACAAGGTAATAGAACAGAGTTTCACAACCACATGGAAGCATCTGCATCAGGTATTTTTTATTTGTCTGATTGCACCTCACCAATAATTTTTCCACAATTAGAAAAAGAATTTTATCCTAAAAAAGGTAAAGTTTTATTTTTTGATCCAACTTTAACGCACGGGACAGCTGAAATAAAAGAAGGCGAAAAATATGCTATAGCTTTTAATCTATTTGAATCAAAAGCCTGGGACTAATGATTTTTAAATATGAAATACCTAATTTTGAAAGTCACAAGGATACTTTAATTAATTTATTAGATAATAATATTAATTACACAATTCAAAATGATAAAGAAACAATAAGTAAAACAGATTGGCAATTACCAGAAAATTTAAAACAAGAATATTGGTCCTATTTAAAAGACAATATATTAATTGATTTTAATAAGAACTTTACAAAAAAAGTTAATGCAAAAAAAATATTTTATAACAATTATTGGTTTCAAATTTATCAATTAGGTGATTCTCATCATGCACACCGACACCCAAATTGTATGTTCACAAACATTATTTTTGTAAATTTACCTAAAGATCGCTTAAAAACTAATATTTGGGATCTTAATAATGTTAAATTTGACTTGTCGGTTCAAGAGGGTGACATCATAACTTTCCCAAGTTATTTACTACATGAATCTCCAAAAAATATATTTTTTGAAAGGAAAGTCATTATTTCTTTCAACACTAATATAGCATAAATCAACAAATGAGGGTACTATACTGTTTAATACAAAAATGTTAATATATCTTAAATACCATTTGGAGGACTATGCCATTAAATAAAAAAGGTAAAAAAATCATGAGCTCTATGAAAGATCAATATGGAGACAAAAAAGGAGCAGCGGTTTTTTATGCTTCAGTAAACAAAGGTAAACTGAAGGGTGTTAAAAAAGCGGCAATGGGTAGAGCTATGTTTAGACAAACTACTTCAAAAGCTCCTGGCGATGCACAAATGAAAGTAAAAGAGCCTTATGTTGGAAGTTATATAAAATCAGAAATTGATGGCACTAAAATTTCTAATAAAAGTTATGAAAAATATTATGGAAGTTTATTGAAAGGATTTAAAAATGGCTAGAGATTCATCAGGACTAAAAAAAATTGGATTGCAAGTACCTAAAATAGTTTTAAGAGCAGCAGGTAATGATCCTAAAAGATTAAAAAAAATTAAAGAAATATTTGGTAAGAAAAAACAAATGAAATTTCCAGGCATGAAAATGGGTGGGTTAACAGATTACTATAAAGATATATTATAATGGCTACATCAGGAACTACAGCATTTAATTTAAATATCGATGATATTATTCAAGAGGGCTATCAAAGATGTGCAGTAACAACCACTTCAGGATATGATTTAAGATCTGCAAGAAGAAGTTTAGATTTATTATTTGCTGAATGGGGTAATCGTGGAATTCATCTTTGGAAAGTAGAGTTAAATGAGAATGCTTTAGTTTCTGGACAAGCTGAGTATTCTGTGCAATCTGATGTTAGTGATGTATTAGAGGCGTTCGTTTCGTCTACAGCAACTGCAAGTGATAATGCAAACACACAAGACATATCATTAACCAAAATTGATAGATCTGCTTACGCTGCTTTACCTAACAAACTTGCAACTGGTCAACCATCACAATATTATGTTGAAAGAAAAACAACTCCTAAGATTTATCTATATCAGGCACCTGATTTAAACACATATACAACTTTGAAATATTATGTAATAAAAAGAATAGAAGATGCTGGAGCTTACACAAATGATGCAGACGTGGTCTATAGATTTTTACCATGTATGTGTGCAGGTATAGCTTATTATTTATCAATGAAAGTTGCACCACAAATGGTTCAACAAAATAAATTAATTTATGAGGATGAGTTAAAAAGAGCGTTGGATGAAGATGGTCAAAGAACATCTGTTTACCTTTCACCTCAATCATTCTATCCGAGCGGAGTTTAATTATGTCAAAATTTGCAACTGGTAAAAACTCTTTAGCAATATCTGATAGATCAGGTCAAGCTTTTCCATATAATGAAATGGTTAAAGAATGGAATGGCTCTCTTGTTCACATATCAGAGTTTGAACCTAAACATCCACAAATACGTAGAAGACAAGCAGTAAGTGATGCAATAGCGTTACAAGATGCAAGACCTATGAGATTTCAACAACCATCAGTAAAATTTTCTAACGACACTACAATATCAGATTCAGGTGGAGCATCTGTTGGAGTTGCAAATTTATCTTTACCAGGAGATTTTGGTTTTATAACTCAAGGAACCTCAGCTATGAAACCTGCAGATCCATCATTACAAAATAGGAGAAGAGAACTTATTGCAACAATAAATTCTGTGGAGGTTAGTATATCATAATGGCAATCACTCACTCAGCATTTTTAACACAGGTAAGAAATTATACCGAGGTAGATAGTAATGTTTTAACAGACGCTATCATACAAGATTTTATAAGAAATGTAGAGCTGGATGTAGCAGGTAAAGTAGATTATGATGATTTACGTAAGTATGCTACATCTAATTTTACAGCTGGAAATAGAGCTGTATCAATGCCATCAGATTTATTAATATTAAGATCTGTTGAACGAATAGACTCTGGTGGTAACAGAGAATTTTTAGAAAAAAGAGACACAAGTTTTATATCTGAATTTAATGGGACTGGTAAACAAGGTACACCAAAATATTATGCTAATTATGATGATTTTAATATTATTGTTGCTCCCACACCTGCCGCAGCTGATACTGTACAAATAAATTATATTAAGGACGCACCAAATTTTACTTCAACCAATAATACTTTTTTGTCTACTTATCAAGAATCCATGCTTTTACATGGTGTTCTATCTGAGGCATTCAGATTTTTAAAGGGACCACAGGATATGTACAAGTTATATGAAACAAAGTATAATGAAGAATTACAGAATTTTGCTCTACAACAAATGGGCAGAAGAAGACGTGGCGAGTATGATGATGGGGTTCCAAGAGTAAAAATTCAATCTCCTACTCCAAACACAACTTATTAATAATAGGAGGCCATTATGGCAATAACAACAAATGCAATATGCGATAGTTTTAAAAAAGAACTATTACAAGGTAAGCATGATTTTGACACATCGTCTGATACTTATAAATTAGCGATGTTTACAAACTCGGCATCATTAGGAAAATCAACAACAAACTATACTACAGGGAATGAAGTTTCATCTCCATCAGGTTACAGTGCTGGTGGAAAAGCTTTGGTAAACCAAGGTGTAAAAGTTTCATCATCTGTAGCTATAACTGATTTTGCTGATTTATCTTTTGTTGGTGTAACTCTTACTGCAAGAGGTGCATTAATTTATAATACAACTACAGATGGTGGTTCTAATACAACTGATGCTGTAGCTGTTTTAGATTTTGGTGGTGACAAAACTGCAACTTCGGGAACATTTACAATTCAATTTCCTGCATTTACTACATCCGCTGCAATATTAAGATTAGCATAATTTAAAGGAGGAGCCTCGTGGCTGACATTACAGTTTTAGTACAGTCGCCAGGCTCCGAATATTGGGGCCAATCCACTTGGGGTTCTAATGATTGGGGTGGATCAGGATTATCATTAACAACATCTCAAGGTTCAGTTACAACAACAGCTGACGCAACTGTAAGTGTAACTGGTGTTCAAATTGCATCCTCACAAGGCACAACAGTTGGTGGCACTTCAGCTTTAATTGAAAATCCTGGACCTGTAACTATGTCTAGTGGCATTGGTAGTGCTACGATAGGAATTGGTGTTCCAGTAGGAAGCGTTTCTGCTACGTTCAGTATTGGCACTGCTACTGTAGATGAATCAGAATTAACAGGTATAGGTTGGGGTAGAAGAGCTTGGGGTAATCTTGCATGGGGTGAAGCTTTTTCAGTAATTGCAACAGGACAAACTTTAACATCATCTGTAGGAACTGCTGTCGGTAAAACTGATGTAACAGTTTCTGTTACGAGTGCAGGTCAATTGTCTGGAACTCTTGGAAGTTTCTCACTTCAAATAGATCAAGACATAACTGTTTTTGCAGCAGAGGATCAATTAGATTTTACAATTGGGACTTCTACTTTTGATGCTGATGCAAATGTAACTGTAACGAGTGCTGGTTCTTTAACAGGTTCAGTAGGTACAACTGTTGCAGGATTGAAAACTCCAGTGGATGTTAGTGGTATTTCTGCCACGTTCTCACAAGGATCTTTTACTCTTGTTCAAAGCACAACTGAACCAGTAACAGGTATTCAAGCTACATTCTCTTTGGGTCAACATGCTGAAATACCTGGTCAAATAATTGGTGTCTCAGGCCAACAAATGACAGCTTCAGTTGGGTCTGTATCGGTTACAGGAACTGCTGGTATCGATGTTACCGGAATACAAATGTCAGCTTCTGTGGGCAATGTAAATATCACTGCTTGGGAAGAGGTTGACTTGGGAGTTAATAATGTTTGGACAGAGGTTGATTTGGCAGCTTAATTGAGTTAAAATATTAAAATTACTAAGGAGAATTTTTTATGGGATCAAATTATTCAAGTGACCTAAAACTAGAATTAATGACTACTGGTGAAAATGCCGGTACATGGGGTGATAAAACAAACACAAATTTAAATTTAGTTCAACAAGCAATTGCAGGTTTTGAACAAATTACACTTTCTTCAGGTGGAACAGTTGCACTTGTAATGTCAGATGGTGCACTTTCAACTGCACGAAATATGGTAATTAAATTTGCAACAATTACCGCAGGTTCATCTACAGTTTGTACAGTGCCAGATTCAATAGAAAAATTTTATATCTTTGATTGTAGATTAGTTACTAATCCAAGTAACCTTACAATCAAAACAGTTTCAGGTACTGGATTTTCTCCAGACGCACAAAAAATTTATGCGGCCTATTCAGACGGCACAAATATTACTGAAGTATCTTTAGATACTTTGGGAGGCACAATAGGTACAGCTCAAATAGCAGACGATGCAGTTGATAATGATAAAATCGCAGCAAATGCAGTAAGAGCTGCGCAATTGTCTAACAACGCGGTTACTACTGCTAAAATTGCTGACAATGCAGTATTGACTGCTAAAATTTCAAATAAAAACGTAACCACTGCTAAAATTGCTGACGATGCAGTTGGTGCAGATCAATTAGCAAACACCACTGTTTCAGCTGGTACTTATGCATTAGCAACTATAACAGTTGATGCGCAAGGTAGGATTACTTCTGCTGCTGCAGGATCTGCAGGAGGTGGAGGTTATGTTCCAAATTTAGAAGCTGGTGGTGGACAAACAGGAACTTTTACTGCACAAACTAATTCTTCATCTGTGTTAGCTTATATGGGAGCTGGTGGTGGAGGAACTAATCCACAACGTCAAAACGCAGGTAGAGGTGGTTTTGGAATTTATACAGCGACCTTTTCACAACCATTTAGTGCAAACTATGCAGTTGGTACCGGAGGTGGAACAAACCAAAGTGGTAATGCAACTAATTTTCATAATTTTACTGCTAATGGTGGTGCTATGAGTCCATCTAATCCTGGCAATGCACCTGGAGCTTCTTGGCCAGGTAACAACACTAACTTTCCACAACCCTCAAGAGATGGCAGTGGTATTTATTGGGCTAGAGGATCTGGAGGTGGTCAGATAGGAATGACATCTGGAGTTAATGGTGGACCTGGAAATTTATGGGTTTGGGAGGCGTAAGATATGGCTTACTTATATATTGATAAAAATCATGTAAATGTATGGGGCCATAATATTCTGATAAAAGACGATGTTGAAAAAGCAGCGACCCCTAATGAAAATAATTGTTATAAAGAATTTGATATTTCTGATAGTCAATATGAAGATCTTAAGATGCAAAGAAAGTTTGTAAGATTTAATGACTCTGATCAATTAGAATTTATGGATGTTGAACCAATGACTTGGAACAACGTAGAAGAAATGAATCAATATGTATCTGATAATTTTAGTGGTGACCCAACTGTAGATGGAATTTCCACCGCTACATTAGGAAGAAAAGCAGTTCATGATGCAGTTAATGCAATAGATTGGTCAGGAGAAACTTTTCCTATAACAGGTCATTTTAGAGATCTCTGTGCTGCAAAAGGCATGACTTGGAATCCAAAGGATTTTTAATAAAATTGAACTTTTATAATATTTCTATATTGTGTTTTAATGAACATAATAAAATTTATTGCACCCAAAGATTATTTAGATGCAAAAGATAATTTTCCAAAACCCATAAAAACAAATATACCAGAATGGTTTAAAAAGTTAAATCACTCTGTTGAAAAAAAAACTATTAAGGGTTGCATACCTTTTTTAGAAACTTTAACTACAGGATATTTATTAAGACTGCCAGTGGATACAAAAATTGAACACTATGTAGACAATGGTAGTTTAAATACGTCCATAGATGAAATTAAAAAAGGTGTTAAGAACCAAATGGGTTTGAACATAGGAACAATAGGGTATCATCCAGTTGAACAAGTTACAGGCTGTCCCTTTGAAAAAAAAAATGGAGAGGGTAGAGTCTTTCACAAAATTGCTAACCCTTGGACTATAAAAACTCCACCAGGATATTCTTGTTTATTTGTTCCTCCACTTAATAATTCAACTCAAGATTTTTTTGAAATTATACCAGGCATAGTTCATACAGACACTTTTGAATTAGAAATTAATTTTCCAATCATATTAAATGCAGAAAAGTATAAAAATATAAATACTGTATTTAAAAGGGGACTACCGTATGTGCAAATAATACCATTTAAAAGGGATAATTGGCAAATGAAAATTGAAACAAAAAATAATAAAAAAGCTAGTAAAAATTTTTTACATTGGACACTATCTTTTATACATAGATACAAAGAAAAAATATATAATAAAAATAAAACTAAATGGTCTTAGAAGAATTAAAATATATAAGTATTGTTAAAAACGCGTTACCTAAACAAAATTTTGATAGATTATTGAAATTTTTTGATAACGATATGATTGAAGAAGAAGCTAGAATTGGATCTGGTAAAGAGGGGAAGGTTGATGAAAATATTAGAAAAGTTGCTATGCACTGGTTTCGACCTGATAGTGAAAAAATGACTGACGTTTATTGGTATAATTATTTAAGAAAAATATTTGCTAATCATGCAATACAATTTTTTACACAAAGAAATATAAATCATTCATTTTCCGATCAATTCGAAATACACTTATTAAAATATTATGAAAATAATTTTTACAACATGCATTCAGATTATGCTAAAAATACACCTAGAGAATTAAGTTTTTCTTTATTACTAAATGATGATTATAAAGGTGGTAATTTTATATTTTTATTTGAAAATAAAGAATATCCCGTTACTATAGAAAAAAATGATTTGTTAATATTTCCAAGTAATTTTATCTATCATCACAGAATAGATAAAGTGTCTAAAGGTGTACGAAAGGCAGTTGTAGGATGGATTTAAAAAATAAAAAATATTTAATTTTAAAAAATTTTTTAAGCGAAGAAGTTAGAATGTTGTTAGAAAATCATTGTAAAATAGCGCATAGAAATAACAAAGATCAATTTAGTTCATCTGATGATGTTACTGAAGGTGACAGTTATTTTTATGCAGATCCAATTATGGAAGCTCTACTTATACAAAAAGGACCAGAGATAGAAAAAAAATTAGGTGTTGAATTGTTACCTACATATAGCTTTTGGAGAATGTATACAAAATATTCTTGTCTAGTAAAACACTCTGATAGACCTAGTTGTGAATATAGTATTAGTGTTTTTATTGGTGGTGATCAAACACACAAATGGCCCTTTATTGCAGATGGTAATAAAATTAATATTGATCCTGGAGATGCTATATTTTACAAAGGATGTGAAGTAAAACATTGGCGCGAAGAATTTTTAGGGGATTATCAAGCACAACTTTTTTTACATTACGTAGATAAAAATGGACCTAATGCTAATTGTGTGTTAGACGGTAGATTAATGTTAGGACAAAAAATTTGAAATTAGAACAAAAAAAAGACGGGTCTATAAAAATACATTTTTCCTGGAAAGATATTATTTCAATTATAAAAAATAAAAAAACTTTAAACTTTGATACCAAATTAACAAAAGCAGCAATAACTGTTGCTATGACTTTCTTTGTAAATTTACATGCGAAATTGCCAAAGGACATTCAAAGCAAACCTTCAGATCAAGAGGACATAGATAAAATCCTAAAATAGTGTTATAATATGCTATGCCTTTAACAAATGTACAAATAGCACCAGGATTCAATAAACAAGTAACCCAAACAGGAGCTGAGGGTCAATGGACGGATGGTGATTTCGTTAGGTTTAGATATGGACTACCTGAAAAAATTGGTGGTTGGGAACAAATTGTAAATGGTAAATTAGTTGGTGCAGCTAGAGAACAATTTATATGGGCAGATCTTGATGGCAGAAGATACGCAGCAATTGGAACTAATAAATTACTAGTTGTTTATTATGAAGGCGCTTTTTATGATATTACTCCTTTGGACACTGCATTAACAGGTTGTACTTTTACCACAGCAAATACGTCTGCTAGTGTTACTGTAAACAAAGCTGCGCATAATTTAGAACCAGGAGATTTATTTACGTTTACAAGTGTTACACCTCCTACAGGAGCTGGATACTCCTCATCAGATTTTGAAACTAATACTTTTCAAGTAGTCACTGTCCCAACTAGTGATACATTTACAATTACTATGGCATCAGCTGCTGGAACTACAGTGGCTGCTAGTGGTTCGGCTCAAGTTAATCCTTACGTGAAAGTAGGATCATTAACTCAAACTTATGGTTTTGGTTGGGGCACTGCTTTGTGGGGTGGTGGCCAACAAGTTTTCTCAACTTTAAATGGCGGATTAAATGATGATACTGCAGGGACAGGTGGCTCAGGCACATCAATAACACTCGCATCAACCACAGGTTTTCCATCTACAGGCACTATTAAAGTTGGGGCTGAATTTATTTCTTATACTGGCACTACATCTACAGAGCTGACCGGTATCACAAGAGCTGTTGCTGGTACGAGATCAGCTCATACAAGTGGTGCGGGGGTAGAATATTTTACTGGTTGGGGTGAAGCTTCTTTGTCTCAAACATTATCAATAGATCCTGCTTCTTGGTCTCTTGATAATTTTGGTCAACAACTTATTGCAACAATTAAAAATGGTAGATCTTTTTCTTGGAATCCTATTAACGCAGATTCAAATGCTTTACAAACAAGAGCAGTGGTAATATCTAATGCACCTACTGCATCTGTAATGTCATTAGTTTCTGATAGAGATAGACATTTATTTATGCTTGGAACTGAAACAACAATCGGTAGCACAGGGACTCAAGATAAATTATTTATTAGATTTTCAGATCAAGAAAACATTTCTGATTATACTGCAACATCAATCAACACAGCTGGATCTTTTAGATTAGACTCAGGAACAAAGATAGTAGGTGCAGTTAAAGGTAAAGATTATACTCTTGTACTTACTAATACAGCGGCATATGTAATACAATTTGTAGGTCCACCATTTACATTTTCAGTAAGACAAGTCGGATCTAATTGCGGAGCTATAGGACAACACTCTATTAAATATGTTAACGGTGTAGTGTATTGGATGGGTGAAGCTGGTGGTTTTTTTGTTTACGATGGTACTGTAAAAGCTTTACCATGTTTAGTTGAAGATTTTGTATTTACCACTAAGGGCGATAACTTAGGTATTAATTATCAAAATGGAGAATCTGTGTATGCAGGATTGTATACTTTATATGAAGAGGTTGTTTGGTTTTATCCTAAATCTGGTAGTGATAATGTTGATAGGTGTGTTACTTATAATTATCAATCTGGAGTTTGGACAACAGGCTCTTTAGCTCGAACAACCTATGTAGACGCTAATCTATATGATAATCCATATGCTACAGAATTTACCGCTACAGGTTTACCAACATTTCCTACAGTTCAAGGCGTAACAAATATTAACGGATCCACCATATACTATGAACACGAAAAGGGTAACAATCAAGTAGATGCAGAAGGTAATAAAACTGCGATACAAGCATTTATACAATCTGGTGATTTTGATTTAGATGTGGAAGGTAATGGTCAATTTTTTATGAGTATGCGAAGGTTTGTGCCAGATTTTAAAGTTTTAACAGGTGATGCACGAGTAACTATTAATCTTAGAAACTATCCAACGGACACCGCATCCTCATCACCGTTAGGTCCTTTTACAATAAACAGTTCTACAGATAAGGTTGATACAAGGGCAAGAACTAGATTTGCCAACCTTAAAATAGAAAATACATCAACCGATCAAAGTTGGCGTTATGGTACTTTTAGAGCTGATATACAACCCGATGGTATGAGAGGATAATGGAAAACGAATTTAATAATGAATTAGGTTTTGGTATGCAACCAATGGGTATAGCCACTCTTGGTCCTGAGCCAATTTTTATTCCTGATGCAAGGACTATAGCTCAAAATATAATTAAACAAAAAGCTTTGGATACTATTGGACGAAAGGTTGGTTTACCTGCTCTAGGACAAGTAATGGGTTTTAATCCTATACTTTCAAGCACATTAGGTCTTTCAGCTTTAGGGCCGGTGGGTTTAGGAATCGGTGCTATACAAAATATAAATAATAGAATTCAATCTAGCACATTTGGAAGATCTGCAACTATTTCAAGTTATCTTGCAAATAAAAGAGCTGAGAAAGCTGCTAAGAGAGATTTTGAAAGAGATAAACAAGGTGATGTGCGAACTGTACCAGCTAGAATAATGAACATTCAACCTACTGCTCAAGACACTGCCAGAGGTCAAGGAGGAGGTGGAGGTGGAGGAAATTATGGAATGCCTGGAAGAGCTGCAACCGGTTATCAGGACTTATAATGGCAAGAATAGATATCGTAATACCTGAACCTACTGTTGAGTATACAGAAGAAAATCAAAGACAAGTAACTCAGTCTTTACGAACTATGCAAGATAAGTTAAATACAACTTATCAACAAGAATTAAAAAATGAACAGGATGCTTTTAATTACTTTTTATCATGACAATTAGATACAAAAATCAAGGTTTCAAACAGGCTAGTACAGGTAAGACAACAGTGTTTACTTGTCCTAGTGATGCAACGGTCATTGTTAAAAGTGTTTATTGTGCCAACAGTGATGCTTCCTCTGCTATTTTAGTAAACATGAATTTTGTAGATTCATCTGACTCAAACACTGAGTATGAATTTTTTCGAGATGATTTAGCTGCTAAATCGCAAGTCAACGCTACACCACAAGGATTAAATCTCGAAGCAGGAGATGCAATAACGGTACAAGCAGCTACAGGTAGTAACACAATACAAGGTGTCATAAGTTATGCGCAATTAGATAGATCGCAAGAAAATGGCTAGACAAAAATTCGTTCATTACGTCCCACGTCCAAAACCTCGTAAACGTCCAGGTCGTCATAAAAAAAGACTTAACAAAAGTGAAAAAAGATCGTATAAAAAATACCACCGACAAGGTAGAATATGACAAAAGACTTACCAAAGATACCAGCAGAGGCAAAAGAAATTATTAAAAACAAAAGAACAGGAAAAATATATGCTTCTAAAATTGATTTTGATGCTGATGTTAATGATCCCAATACTGATACTACTGCTGATGATTTTCGACAAGACTTAGAAATAAAAGTTACTAGAGTCAATATTGAGGCATTTACAAAAAAATAAAATGAAACAAATTTTATTTGATGTTCCCCTTTGGAAGTGTCCAATAGACCCAACAAAAATAGGATTAGAAAGCAAAAATTTTAAAAATTGTTTTGATTCTAAAACTTTATCTAGCTTCGCAGGTATTAACAACTGTACAGAAGAAGGTCATAAATATTTAATTGAAACAATAATGAATGAATTAAAAAAAGATTTAAAAGTTTGGAAATTAGTTAATTTAAGAGCATGGAGAAATATATACAAAGATAGTTTTCAGGATAGACATAATCATGCAGGAAGTCACTTTACTTTTATAATTTATGAAAAAATACTAAAACCACAGACTGTTTTTTACCACCCTGCCAATGATTTAATTAATGCTTCTGAAGGGGGAGATTACTATAAGTTATCTCATGAGTTAGAGGCAGATAAAGACACTATTTTTATTTTTCCTGGATACTTGGATCACATGGTCAGATTAACAAAAGAAGGTATGTCAATATCAGGAAATTTTGACGTTATACCGCATCCAAACAAAAAATTAGGTTTAGACACTGGCGCTGGTTTTTAATGAAATTTTTAGGTCTTCGTTTGTGCGATCACGATTCTTCAATTACATACACTGACGGTGTAGAGATAAAATATTTTAAACCAGAAAGACACAAACAAATAAAACATTTTGCTTATGAAAATTTAATAGATTGGGTAGATGACGCTAAAAATTTAGGTATTAATTTAAAAGATTTAACTGCTGTAGCTATGGTTATTGATGTACACAAACATCCTTACCTTAATAAAGAAGATCCGCAAAAACTTTATGAATTGATTAAAATACCTTATAGTCCATTTACAGAATTAGTTTGTCCAATTTTTAGAATAGATCATCATTATGCACATAGCTTATCCTCGTGGATGTTAACGAATGTTAAAGATCATCTTATATTAGATGGGTTTGGTGATTTAAAAAGATCAATAAGTATTTTTAATAATGAAAAAAGAACAAAATCTTATACATTAGATCAGGTAGGATCATTTGGTATGTTCTTAGGGGAGATAGGAGAACCATTTCAAATCAAAGGGCATCCAGATGATATAGCTGGTAAGGTCATGGCTCTCCAATCTTTTGGTAAATTAGACGAAAAATATTTCAATCATATTAAAGATTTGTCTTTTGAAGATTTAAACTATGTAGGTAACTTTGGTAATTATTTTAAAATCTATGAAAGTTCAATTGCATGTAAATTTAATTTAATTAATTTTTTATCTACTGTGCATCATTTTGCAGAAAGTAAAGTTCCTTCTTTTGTATCTAAATATTTTACTAATGACACTGCATTTACTTATTCGGGTGGTGTTGCACATAACATTTGTATTAATACTAAACTTAAAGAAAATTTTCCAAATATGATAATTCCTCCACATTGTGCTGATGAGGGTTTATCATTAGGGTGTGTTGAGTTTTTACGAAACTATTACAAACAACCATCTTTCTCTAAAAATAATTTTCCGTTTTGGCAAAGTGATGAAGCACCTAAAACAAAACCGTCTAGTAAAACAATTAATCATATAGCCGATCAACTTGCGAAAGGTAAAATAGTAGGTTGGTATCAAGGTCATGGTGAGATAGGACCCAGAGCTTTAGGTAATAGATCGATACTTATGAGTCCTGAAATACAAAATGGTAAACACATTATTAATCAAAGAGTAAAACATAGAGAGGACTACAGACCTTTTGCTGCTTCTATTAAATCAGAAGCTACACAGAAATATTTTGATTGGAAACATGACAGTAATTTTATGAAATATAGTGTTAAATTTAAGGATAAAATATTTGCTCCAATTTCACATATCGACAACACGAGTAGAATCCAAACTGTTGATGAAAGCCATCATATATTTTATGAACTGCTTGACAAATTCGAAAATAAAACAGGACTACCTATGTTATTGAATACATCATTAAATGATAACGGTAAGCCAATTGCAGGTTGTCCACAAGACGCTTTAAATTTATTTAAACAATCTGATCTTGATATTTTAGTAATTGGAGATAAGGTGATAAAAAAATAAATTTATGGAACCTAGAGGCGCAACAGAATTACAACATGAATTGTTAAATAAATATGTTTCAAAAGATTTATTAGATAAGGTGCAAATATGCACCTCTATACCAGGAAAGGTTCCAATTGATCCTAATAAAGTAAATATATTATGGCAAAAAAATTCATATGATCAAGGTAATTTACAAAAATTTTTTTTAGATAAGGGGAGGCATCATGAATATGATTGGTATGTTTTCAACTCTCATTGGAATTATGAAAAATTTAGATATTTTTTTCAGCTGCCAGAGGATAAATGCATAGTAATTAAAAATGGCACTGATAATTTTCCTAAAATAAATCAATATAAAAAAGGTGACCCCATAAAAATTATACATCATTGTACACCTTGGAGAGGTCTTAACGTTCTATTGTTTGCTATGCAAATGTTAAAAAATAAAAATATTACATTAGATGTATATAGTTCATGTGAAATTTATGGTGATGAATTTACCAGAGATCATGGCAAAGATTTTATTCCTTTAATAGAACAAGCTAAAAAATTACCAAACGTGAATTACATTGGTTACAAACCAAATGAATATATTAAAGAACACATGAGTGATTATCACTTGTTTGTTTACCCGTGTATATTTGAAGAAACTTTTTGTGTGTCTGCATTAGAGGCGTTAGCATCTGGTTTACATGTAATTACGACTAATTTTGGTGCATTACCTGAAACCTGTGCTGAATGGCCTGTGTACGTTAACTACTCAAAAAATCATGAGTTGTTAGCGTCCTCAACAGCAGCTGCGATAGATGTTGCAGCAGATTATCTACATGAAGATTACATACAAGAATACTTACAGCAACAACAAGATTATTACAAAAAATTTTATAGCTGGGAAAAAAAGGCTCAACAATGGACCAACTTTTTACAAGGAGCTATCAGTGTCAAACGATAAATTTATTAATGAAGACACTTATCAAACATTACAAGATACAAGAATAGAACCGCAATCTGATTTTGATAAAGCTATTAAGCCTTTATGGAAACCGAACACCGGACCAATGTCAAAAATAAAAATATTTTTAGGCACACCAGTTCATAGTGATGTATCAATACATTACACTCAAGCTTTACTTGAGTTTCAGGCAGAGTGTTTTAAGAAAAAAATACATGTTCAATTTCAGTTGATGAAATCATCTTTAGTTACACAAGGTAGAAATTTAGTGGTCGCAGGTTTTTTAAGCACAGATTGTACTCATCTTTTGTTTATTGATTCAGATATTTACTTTCAAGCAAAATCTATATTTGCAATGTTAGATGCTGATAAGGAAATTATTTCTGTGCCATACCCTTTAAAAACTTTAATGTGGGACAAAGCTTTCAATAAGATGAGAGAGGGTAAAATAAAAAAACCTGATGATATAAGACGAGCCTTGCACACTTACCCTATGAAAGTGCCTGATGATAAAGATATTAAGGTTAAACAAGGAGTTATGGAAGTTACCGACTCGCCTACTGGATGTATGTTGATTAGAAGAGAAGTTATTGAAAAAATGATCAAGGCTTATCCAGACAAAGCTATTGTTCAAAAGACAGTTATAAATGGTGAATATGTTGATAAACCTAATATGTGGAATTTTTTTGACACATTACATGATCCTGAAACTAAAAGCTTTTTAGGTGAAGATTTTGCTTTTTGTAATCTTTGGAGAAATCTTGGTGGTAAATGTTATGCATATATCAATGATTCTATAGTCCATGTTGGGGAGCATCAGTATCAAGGTCGATTCTATGATGAGTTGATATCTTCTAAGTAAAATGGTAATATTAAGCTTTTAGATCTAAAGGAGAATATATTTAATGGGTGCATTAGCTTTTTTACCATACGCGTTAGCAGCTTACGGAGGCTTACAAGGATACAGACAAGCAAAGGATTCAGGGGCATCTGGTATTGGAAGATTGTTAGGAGCTGCAGGTGGTGCTTATGGTGGTTTTCAATTAGGTCAAGTTGGAGGTTTTGCACAACAAGCAGGATTTAGACAACCAAGTTTTTTACAAAATATTCCAGGATTTACACAACAAAGACCAGGAGCATATCAATTGCCTCCAGGTGCAGGTAGAGATCCAAGTAAGGCTTTAGGCTTTCCAAGTGGATCATCATTACCCTCAGCAGATCCAGGTATGGTAAATACAAGATCAGTTACTGATTTATTGTTAAGAAAAAAAGATCCCACAGAGGGTTACGATCCAATTAAAATATCAGCTCTTGTTGGTGGTATTCCCCTAGCATTAGGTGCATTTGATCAACAACCTACAGATGTCTATTCACCAACTTATAATGTGGGTTATGCACAATTAGCTGCGTCAAGACCAGGATATTCTTATATTGATCCTGCATCAGGACAAGAAAAAAAATATGAAGGTGTTTACATACCAGAGGCGGATCCAAGAAATCAAGGAGCCTTTCGTATGGGTCCATTTGCGATGGAAAGAACAAGATTAAGAACTGGTGGACTAGCAGAAATAAAAAAATTTAACGAGGGTGGAATAAATTATTTACCTTCAAAAGTTTCCCATGATGAGAACGATGCAAATAATTATATTCGTGCACATGGATATGTAGAGGACGGATCTGGAAACGGAGACAAAGACGAAGATACAATGTTAGCTCAATTAGCAGACGGTGAGTTTGTAACAAGAGCAGACGGAGTGTTAGGTGCTGGAATCATAGCTGGAGCAAATCCAAATAGTATGAGAGACATGCGAGAAAAAGGTGCAGCTTACTTCTATGAACAGCAAAAAAGATACAAAAGAGTATTTGATTTATTGAAGGATGCACATGGCGACAGCTCAAAAAAAAATTAAACCACTTGTAAGTATTTTACCCATTGAACCTAAAGATATTGAAAGGTTCTGGCCTCTTATGGAATTTATGATAGCAGAGGCTTTAACATTTTCAGGTAAGTATGCTGATCCAGAATGGTTCTTTAGAGAGTTAAAAAAAGATGTCATGCAATGTTGGATAATGTTTGGCTCAGATGAGTCAGAAGAAAACAAAGTTTTTGGTGTAACTATTGGAAGAATAGCTGAACTTCCAAATTTTAGTCAGTATGAAATTATAATTTGCACAGGAAAAAGAAGAGAGTTATGGGAAGATAATCTTGTTAAAGAAATAACTAATTTTGCAAAACATAATAAATGTAAAAGATTAAGCATAATGGCCAGACCTGGTTGGGAAAGAGTATCTAAAGACTGGGGTTGGAAAAAGAAACACGTACAATTAGAGAAATGGATATAATATGAGTTTTTTTGGAGGAGGAAGATCATCACAACCTGCACCACCTGCAGCTCAAACACAATTTGTTAGAGAGGCTCCTGGTATAGAGGAACGTAAAATTGAGTTGATGGACATTGCAAGACAAGTTGCACAACAACCAATTGATCTTCCTGATGTCCAAGCAGCACCCGCAGGTGCTTTAGAACAATTAGGTTTTACACAAGCTGGAACAACAGGTGTAGGAGCTCCTACAGTAGCTCAAGGTATTGCTCAAATCCAGGCAGCAGCAGCTCCAGTGGGTCAAGCACAAATAAATCAATTTTTAAATCCATATCAATCTTACGTTACAGATGAAATTGCAAGACAAGGTCAGATTGCACAAAATCAATTAGCTGCTAGAGCAGTTGATGCAGGTGCGTTTGGCGGAGCAAGAGAAGGCGTTCAACAAGCAGAGCTACAGGCAAGAACTCTTGAAGCTATGGGAAGAGCAAACGCTTTAGGTTTTGGACAAGCTTTAGGTGCAGCTCAAAATCAACAAAGAGTTGGTTTAGCTGCAGGACAACAATTAGGAAATCTTGGAGCAGGGCAACAACAAATGGCAACTAGAGACATTCAAACGTTGTTAGGCGCGGGTGGTGTGCAAAGACAACTTGCACAACAAGCATTAGATGCACAAAGAGCATCAACTTTACAACAACAATATGAACCTTATCAAAGGGCTGAATTCTTAGCTAACCTATATGCTGCAGGACCTAAAACTCAATCAGGAGTTACGATTGGCACACAACCAACTACAAGTCCATTAGCACAAGCAGTAGGAACGGGTATAGGAGCATTCACAGCTTATCAAGGTTTAAATCCTCAAGGAGTGTAATGTCCATAAATAAAATTTTAAATAGACCTTTGTTTAGAAAAGAAGCTTTAAAAAAAGGCCACCTCAAACCAATAAGTAAACAATTAGGTGGTGAAATAAGAGCTTTACCAAGTCCTTTTTTTGGTCCACCAAAACCAACTTTGGGTCAAAATATTATGAGAAGTTTACCAGTAAGAGCGGTAACAGGTTTAGGAAGAGGTTTAATGAACCCTGTTATTTTAGGAGGTTATGCAGGAGGTAAAAAAGTTGCAGATGCTTTTGCCATAGAAAATCCTTTAACACGAGAAGGTATTGGATTAGCTGGATCTATAGGTGCAACTAGATTACCTGGTGCGGCAGCAATTGGATCTATGGGTATGGGTCCTCAAGCAGGTATTTTAGCTGCTTTAGGCTTAGGTTATATGGGAATGAAAGATCAACAAAGATTTGATGCATTGACTCCTCAACAACAAGCAGCAGAAAGAGCAGAACAAGAAAATTTTGCAAGATCTGTTGAAAGCGATGGTGGTATCTCTCCAAATATTTTTACAAGAGCAAAACCTAAACCAAATATTTTTCAACAAAATAAAAATATTACTGAAGTAAGACCTGAAGGAGGTGGTAGAGGTAAAAAACCATCACAAGTAAATGTTGACGTGGCTACTGAACCTCAAAATACAACAGAAGTTGCTGGAACGAAAAAAATTGATACAGCTAAAATTGCAGAGAACGCGATGGAGTTTCCAAATCCACAATTAAACTTACCAGTTGCTGAAGAAAAAAAAGAAGAATTTAACCCATTGCAACCTGGTAAACAAAAAGAAGATTCGCCTAAAGGTGCGGGACGAGGGTTACAAGCTGATTTAGATGCGTTACAAAAGGATTCACCATTCATGCAACAGCTTGACGTAGCAAAACAAATTGCAAAAGAAATGAGAGGAGGCAGAACATCTAATTCTAATCTTATTTTTTTAAGTAATTTAGCATCAGGATTATTAACGGGAACGACTAGAAAATCAGGTTTAGGAGGTGCAGTTGAAGTGTTTGGTAAGGCACTTGGACCAGCCGTAAATAATATGGTTATGGTAAAAATGAAAGAGGATGAGATAAATCAAAACTTGTTGGGTAGAGCCATGGAATTTACAACAGATTTTTTAAAAGCACAAAATGATGCATACGAATTACCTGACACTGATGAAGTTGGTGTAATTCAAAGAACAAATGCAGATGGAGAATTGGTAAATGTTGCTGGACGTAGACTTAAAGATGGAACTTTACAAATAAATACAGGACAAATAGGTCGGAATGGTAGAAACATATTTGTAACAGTTCCTGGAAGAGATGTAAATTTCATAGCAGACAAAGACAAAAATAAAGATACTTTGGAACTAGCTGGTGATCTTGCAGGTAAATATGCAGCACTAAATTTAATTAATAGAAGTTTAGGAATTATTTTAGAAGAAAAAGCAGATGCTGGTGTAGGTGGAGCAATACAATTGTATGGTGGTCGTTTAACTAGAGCGTTAGGTGATGTATTTGACTTTGTTAAACCTTCAGGAAATAACAGAGCTGAATTAAATAGATCAGGTAGAGCTATATTTGAACTTGAAAGAGATAAGGCTGCTAGGCGATTAGTAAATGCTGGTGAATATGAAACAAAAGATGAAGCAAAAAGATTTTTAGATAAAACTTTTGGAAATTATAATAAAATAAAAACTAATTACTTTAATGAGGCTAAGAGGAGATTAGAAGGTGGTAAATCACTAGATTATGAAAGACTTGCAATTAATGAAACAGTTTTAGTTTACAAATTAGCTAATTCTTTAAAATCAAAAGATAGATTAACACAAAAAGATATTGAAATGGCAAAAAATCTTGTAAGAGTATTCCCATTCTTAAGAGGTGAAACAGACGTAACAGCATCACTTCAAGCTACGGCAGAAACAATTCTTGACGATATTAAACAAAATGAAAGAATGTATCTTAAAGCTGGAGGAGCTTCTTCTTATTTAGAAAATGAAAGAAGAGCATACGGTCTTGATACTAGACCATTCCAAGGTGACAGTCAAATTGATGTGAGAGCAAAAGAACTACAGGACTTGACTGAAGAAGAATTAGAACAAAAATTTAATATAGTTACACCACTTGTTGGTCAAACAGGTCGTGGAACTCAAAGAGGTTAATATGAGTGAATTTATTGAAAATCTTCAAAAACAATTAGATGATAAAACTCTTAATCCAGAAAATTTAACTAATGAACAGAAATCTATAATTGATGAATTAATTAGAAGAAAAAAATTAAAAGGTCCAACCACTCAACAACTTACAGAAATGAGAGAAGGCGCAAGGGAGGATATTGTAAGTGAAAAAGAATTTCTTCAACAACCTTTAAAAGCATCAACTGGCGTTGGTTCACCTACTTATGAATTAGCGGGTGACGTTGCTGGTAGTATTTTTCCATATGCTTATAACAGAAAAGAAATTTTTAAAGCTGCTAAAGATGGAATTTTAAATACCAAGGGGACTGGTTTTTTTGTAGAACAAGCCGATAAACTATCAAGAGCTTTACCAGGAAGATTTAAATTATTTGGTGGTGCAATTAGAGGTATTGGTAAACTTTTAAATCCATTATCAAGAGCTTATCGAGGCCCACTTTTAAAAACTGAAATTCAGTCTGTATTAGGAGGAACTCTAGGAGCAGGAGCAGGAGCTTTTACATATGATACATTAAATGAACAAGTGGGTGTAACTGTTGCCTCAGCACTTGCAGACGATTTATCTGAAATACCAGAGGGTGAAGTAGAGAGAGACCAACTTGTAAATACAGCAGTAGCAATGAAAAATGCTTTATTGTTTAACACAGGAGCATCTATATTATCTCCATTTGTTTTTGGACCTTTTGGCAAACTATTAAAAAATGGTTTTGGCACAGTAGGACCTAAACAAAAAGAACTTGCTATGTTTGCAAGAGACAAAGGTTTACCTTTACCTATGCTATCGGCTCTTAAAGAAGGACAAGGAACTTTTTCAGGACTTGGAAGAAATTTTTTTAAATTTATGGGGGTATTCCCACTTGTAGCTCCTATTGGTAAAGTTGCAAAATCTGAGGCAGAAATTGCCGGAGGTAAAAGATATCTTGAAGATTTACAAGCTTACTCTCCACTACTAAAAGTAAGTGCAATAAACAGCAGTGTTCGAAAACAAGCTGAAAAGGTGTTTATTCAAAATACGGATCTTTATAATAGTGCTTATAAACAATTTGATAATTTAGCTGTTAATTCAGGAAACCCTAGAATGATTAGTTTAAAAAAGACACAACAAGCGGCAAGAGAATTTATTGAGGAAAACGCAGAACAATTTCCTGAGTTTCAACAATATTTAGGAGTTAGAAATATTGAGGCGGCACCTTTAAAAGACATTGAAAAAATACTAACAATGCAAGGTGATCCTATAAACATGTTTATGAAAGCGATGCTTCAAATAGGTGATAACAATTTACTTTCACCAAAACAATTTAAGGGTGTTATGACAATGTTAAACAATGCAATTGAAGGTAGTCGTTACTCTACACTTAAAGATAATATGTTTATTATGCGTGAAGCTATGGAAACAGATTTTGCAAGGTTTGGTAACGACATTGAAAATCTTTCATATTTTTTAAAAGATGAAGGCATAAAAGCAACTTATGATACTATTCAATCTACAAGTGGTAAAAATTTAGCTGATCAATTTTTAGAAAAAAGTAGAGACTCAGCAAGGTTATTAAAAGACCAATTAATGTTAGCAAATAAAATTTTTGCTGATGTACAAGGATTTTATCAACTCTCTCCAGTAATACAAACGTTAAGAAAATTTGACAGAAACGCTTTTACGGCAAAAAGTTTAGAGGGATTTCAGGGGGCTGGAACTCAATACAGAGATCAATTATTTAAAAACATTGGACAAGCAGTCTTTGAAAATGATTCAGTTGATGCACTTGTTCAATTTAAAAAATTAATAGGTGCAGAGGGTTCTTCAGAAATTGGAGTAAAAGCTACGGAGGGTGGTGAAAATTTATTTAAAGCTGTTCAAGCAAAATATGCTTTCAATAAATTTTTAAGAGCTTTTAAAAGCCCCTCTGATGCTGGTGCAAATTCATTAATTAATTTTGTTGATGAAGATGTATCAATAAAATCTGGTACAAAATATTTAACTGATACTTTGAAAGTAATGACTCGTGATGAAAAACGTGCCCTAAAAGATTTTAGTATCAAAGAAGTTAAAAAAAATAACGGTATATTTGATGTTACAGAATTAAAATTTGGTGCTGATGATTTTGCTGAGTTTGATGCTGACAAATTTATGAGATCTTTTGGTATTGCAAATTCATTTGATGAGGGTGGTAGAAGAAAAATACAATATATGCTTGGTAATAAAGGTGCAGAAGAATTTTATAATTTTGCATCTTATATGAAAGCGATTGGTGAAACACAAATTTCCGACCCTTCTCAATTTTTAGCTAGAAGATTAACACTTGGTGGAGGATTAATTGGAGGTTTAGGTTTAGCCTTTGGAGGTTCTGGACTTATAGCTGCTGCTGCTTTTCTTTTACTATCAAGAAGAGCTGGACAAATTTTGTCAGACCCTATTGCTATAAGAGCTATGAATGACGCTCTTTTGCCAGATGAAACATTAAAAATATTAAGAGGTGAAAAGCTTGGAACAGGAACGCCTAAAGCAACTTTTTTACCTGGCAGAGATTACTATTCAGGAAGAAGTGTGCAAACTGTAGTGGACGCTTTAAAAGTAAATAGTGTATTAGGTAAAACAAAAGCTGTAACAGAGTCAGCTATGAAATTAGGGATGACAAGAAAAAGAGATGCTTTAGCAAGATTAATAAATTATTTAGCAGAAGAAGATAAAGATATACCAAAAGTTGATCCAAAAACTATTAGTGAAGCTGAAATAATTGATAGGTTATCTGAATTACCTATGTCTATTCCAGAGCCAATATTTAAAGATAACATACCAGAAAAGGTTGATGAGGTAATGTTTGCAAATGATTTTAGTAATTCATCAGGTGATACAAATGAAGATAATAACTTAGTTGGAATGATTAATAGATCAATTCAGAATAACGCAATAATAGAGAATCAAGAATTGGAAGCACAAAGACAAGAAGATTCTTCAGTCATGGGTGATTTACAATTACAAAGTCCTGTTCAAGAAACAGCGCAAACCGGACAAGTAGTGAACCCGCAACAATTTGCAGCTTTATTTCCAGATGATTCTTTAGGAGCTCAGATAGCACAACGAGGTACTAGAAATGTCTAAAGAAGCTTTACAAAAAATAGAATCGCATGAAAAACTTTGTAGAATAATGCAAAAACAAACCCATGATAAAATTCATAATTTAGAAAAAGCAGTAAGCAGAATAGAAAAAATAATGTTGACTTCTGCAGGTGTATTAATTACAGGTATGGCTAGTGTCATAATTGTATTAATCACAAAATGAAGTTAAATAAAAAATATCCTTACAAACATTATAATAGATTCTCAGATACAACCGGCAGAAAATATTTAGTTGATAATATAAAAGTCCCTTCAGTAACAACAATTTTAGGAGCCACAAAAGATAAAAGATTTTTAGATAATTGGCGTAGGCGTATTGGTGACAAAGAAGCAGATCGAATCATGAGACAAGCATCGACTGTAGGAACAGAAATGCACCAAGTCCTTGAATATTATCTTACAGGTCAAGGTTATTACAATGCAGCTGAAGAGGGCACTAAACCTAGAATGATGGCAAAAACCATTTTGGACAACATTAAACTAGATGAAGTGTGGGGTAATGAAATAAGCCTTGAATATAAAAATCAATTTGCAGGAACTTGTGATCTAACAGCAGTTGCATATGGTAAACCCAGTATAGTTGATTGGAAGCAATCAAATAGGCCAAAAAAAGAAGAATGGGTAGAGGACTATAAACTACAGCTAGGTGCCTATTATTTAGCCCATACAACGAACTACGGGCCCATAGAACAGGGGGTAATTAGTATTTGCACCCGTGACCTCCAATATCAGGAATTTAGGCTCTCAGAGGCTGATTTGAAAGAATATGCAGATAAATTTTTATTAAGAGTTGATCAATTTAATAAATTATAACAACCAGTCTTTAAGGTCTTCTTCTCCCAAAGTTTTAGCAGCTATTTGACCCTTACTTACTAAAGACTTCATTATTGCTTCATCTAGGGTATTTTTAGCTACAATATCAATATAAACAACAGAACCCTTTTGACCCATTCTGTGCGCTCTATCTTCTGATTGTTTACGCACTTCTAAATTGTAGTTATTTGAGTAATAAATTACTGTATTACAAGCAGTAAGAGTAAGACCAAACCCACCAGTAGTTGGGTTGCCAACAAGAAATCTACACGTTGGATCCTTCTGTATACGTTCAACAGCCTTTTTTCTATTTTCAACATTAACTTCTCCATAGATAGATACGACAGCATTGTTGCCATATTTTTTTTGCAAAAACATTATAATTTCTTTAATATTATAAATATAGTTAGCCCAGATAATAACTTTACCATCTGTTTCCTCTAATATCTCCTCTAGTGTATTTAATTTTGATTTATGTAAAGCCATAATTTGACCATCATCATTTTTAGTAAAACCATTACATACCTGATGTAATTTTATTATTTCAGTAAGTTTATTTGAAAAAGATATGGTACTATCCTCAACGATAGCTAGAGCGGTTGTTCTGAGTTTTTCATAAATTTTTTTACCTTCACCCTCTAATTCTATATATCTTTTCTGACGAATTTTTGGTTTTAAATCAAGACATTGATCCTTTCTAATCCTAGTAGAAAATTGTTGTAATTTTGTTTCTAACTCTTCCAGGCGTTTATAGTATTTAGGCACACTGATAAATCTACCTGAACCCACTTGTATGTCAGTCATTTCAGCATATCTATTTCTAAAAGCTAAGTAACTAGAAAAACCTAATAGTTCTGGACTTAAAAATTGACATTGTGTATAAAGGTCTAATGGAGATTTTGTTATTGGCGATCCTGTTAATATGCGCCTTATACGAGACAATGATCTTAATCCTAAAATGTTTTTTGTTCTTTTTGCTGATCTGTTTTTTATTGTGGTTGATTCATCCAGTGCTACAAAATTTAATTTATTTGTAGATAAATAATTTACACAAGCATTAAATCCTCTTTTAGTTGATAGTGCTTCCACGTTGATTAGAAAGATTCTAAGTTTATTTGTTTTGTTAAGCTTTTCGAAATCTTTAGGTTTATCTAAATTCCATTTATATATTTTATATTCAACAGCTTTTGGTAAATGTGTTTGTATTTCAGTTTCCCATACTGTATAAACTGACTTAGGTGCTATGATTAACGCTGATGTTATTTGTTTTTTGAAAAACAAATAAGCCATGTTATCTATTGTAACTTTTGTTTTTCCAGTGCCCATTTCCATAAAGTATGCCCACTGCATTTTTTCTGCAGATTGATTTAAAGCATTCCTTTGATGTTCATAAGGAATTGTCTTATACGGGTATTTCCACATCCTATACACATATATATTTTTTTTGTTTACAAGATCAAGTAAATAATTTAAGACCCCAACAGGAGGATTTATGGATATTGAAAAAATGTCAAATTTAGACATTAGTCAAGATAGTGTAAAATCTATTTCTGATAAATGTAATCAACTCAAAGACCTTCAAACTCAAATTGAAAATGCAGAAGAAAAATTAAAAACTTTAAAAAATCAATCGAGAGATTTGGAGGAGAGAATAATTCCAGAGATGATGCAGGAAGCCGGTGTATCTTTGCTTAAATTAGCTGATGGGTCAACTGTAGAAGTTAAACCATTCTATGCAGCAAAAATTCCTGAGTCACGTGTTGATGAAGCCTTCGGTTATTTAAGAAGTAATGGATTCGAAGATTTAATTAAGAATACTGTTACTGCTTCATTTGGTCGAGGACAAGACAACCAAGTCTCTGAATTAATAAATGTGTGTGAGAAGTTTGGTTTTAACTATAATAAAAAAGAAAAAGTTGAACCTATGACTTTAAAGGCATTTGTTAAAGAACAAGTTGAGGGCGGTAAAAAATTACCATTTGATTTGTTCGGTGTGTACATCGCAAATAAAACGAAAATAACAAATAAATAATAGGTAACATATGAAAATAAAAGACGGACAATCGAACGAAGTGGCGATTAAAAAACCTGCAGGAGCAGTAGCATCAATTAATATTGAGCAATTTGCAGACGCAGGATTTGAAAATGTAGACTCTAAAAGTCTAGCATTACCATTTCTAAAAGTTCTTGGTCAGCTTTCACCACAGGTAACACAAGGTGATAGCCAGTTTATGGCACAAGCTAGAGCAGGAATGATATATAACACTGTAACAGACGAGTTATATGAAGGTCAAAAAGGCATAACTGTAATTCCTTGTTACTATAAGTTGGAATATATTGAATGGAGAGACAGAGAAAAAGGTGCTGTAGCTCCGGTAAATGTTTATCCAGCTGATTCAGATATCATGAGTAAAACTACTCGTGGAGATGATGGTAAGGATAGACTTGAGAATGGCAATTACATAGAAGAGACAGCATCTCACTATGTTATGATTCTTGAGGAAGAAAAATCATCTACAGCCTTAATTACTATGAAGTCTACTCAAAGAAAAAAATCAAAGAAGTGGAATTCCATGATGATGTCCTTAAGGCAAAAGAGAAAAGACGGCAAAGGTTTTTTTAAACCAGCACCGTTTACTCAAATGTATTCACTTAAAACCGTATTAGAAAAGAATAATTTAGGTTCTTGGTTCGGTTGGGAGATAGAACATTTAGGACAAGTGGAGAGCGAAGATACAATCAAAGCTGCTTATGACTTTTATGAGTCTTGTAAAAAAGGAGCAGTAAGAGTTAACCACGGAAAAGAAGAACAAGTAGAAAAAACTCCATTCTAACATGGATCTACTTGACAAAACCCTGGAGGAGTTTATAGAACTCTTCCAGGGCTCATCTACATATTTTGGTGTTTCCAAACCCACGGGTAAGAAAAACTCAAAAGGTAAGGCAGAATTCAAACATTGGGTTGAACCTACTCCAATGACAAAGGATCATTGGGTGCAACATTTAAAAGGAGAAACTTATTATGGATCTGTCCCTATCAGAGATGATAATACATGCAGTTGGGGGGTCATCGATGTTGATCGTTATAATATACAGCATAAAGAAATTATATCGATTATACGGAAAAGAAAATACCCACTCGTACCATTCAGGTCAAAATCGAACGGACTCCATTTAATTTTATTTATTGAAGGTGTAGTTCCTGCATCTGCAATGAGAAAAAAATTAATAGAGTTAGCGTCAGATTTAGGTATTAACGATACTACAACAGATATTTTTCCTGCTCAAGATGAAGTGGATCTTTCACCAGAAAACTGGGATGATAAGAGAAAAGGTAATTTTGTAAATCTACCATATCAAAAAGCCCATATGACAACAAGAGTTGCTATGGACGATGAATGCAACTCAATAAAATTAGAAAATTTATATTCGTTTATATTACAATACAGATTAAAAGTAACAGAATTTAAAAAATTAAAAATATTTCAAGATAATGAAACAAAAGATTATCCACCTTGTGTAGTAAACTTTATGAAAAATAAAGTTAAAAAAGGTGAGGGTCGTAATGATGCAATGTTCAATGTTGCCGTACTTGCAAAAAAAATTAATCCTGATCCTGTTATGTATCAAGATTGGACTAGAGATATGATGATTAAAGTTTGCGAGGAAAGATTACATCCTAAAGAATTAGAAAACATATTTAAAGGCGTTGAAAACAAAGAGTATGCTTATAAATGTAAAACATCTATAGCAAGAATGCATTGTGTATCTACAGAGTGTGTAAAAAGAAAATTAGGTATAGGAGCAAATGAAGCTTTACCTGAGGTAGGTAAATTAATCAAAGTAAATTCTTATCCAGAACCATATTGGATTCTGCCTATTCAAGGTAAATCTATAAGACTATCTACAAAACAATTATATCAGCAGCAACTTTTAGGAGAACAGTTATTAAATTATGATATTGTGTGGCGACCTCTAAAGCCCACAAAGAGAGATCCAGATCCATACAGAGATTGGCTTGAGGAACTTGTTTCAAATAAACAAGACATGGAGGGATTTGACTCTGTGGAAGAATTAGGAGATGTATTTAATTCAAGGATGGCAAGATTTTTAGAAGATGTTGAGGATACTACAGAATTTGATCAAATAGATTCAGGTAATATATGGCGAGACGAAACAGAAATGAGATTTAAGTTAGAAACCTTTAAATCTTTTATGAAAAAAATGGGTTATAATTGGAATGAAAAAGAGTGTACTAAATTTTTAGAAACAGGAGGTGCAAAGCCAAAGTCTAAGTTTAAAGCTATACAAACTAGACATTGGGTTGTAGCATTACCAAAACAGAGTGAACACAAAAACAAAAATGTCAAATTCGTTAAAGCAAAGGCTGCGTGGGAAGACAATTAAAATCTTTGGACCACCAGGAACTGGAAAGACTGAAAATTTACTCAAGAGAGTTGAGCGCTATCTCAAAAAAGGACACTCTCCAGATGAAATCTGTTACATATCATTTACCAACAAAGCAGTTAATGAATGTGTTTCAAGGGTCAGAAAAAGATTTAAAGGTTACGATGAAGACGATTTTAGATATTTCAGAACCTTGCATTCTCTGGCAAGACAACAGTTTGCTGAGATTCCCGTTTTAGATCCAAAAGCTGATATGCTTATGTTTCATACACAATACGGGACAATAAAGGTAAATTATAAAGAGGGTCACGATGAACAAAAAGTTTTTAATAATTGGTCATTACAAATCTATGATAGGGCAAGAAATATGAAAGTAGATCCTGTGTGGCTTTACAAACAGCAATCTAGAAAAGCTGTAAGGTTGCAGCAGTTTAAATCTATTATTAATGGTTACGAAGAATTTAAAACAATGGAAATGGAGAACGGACAACGGACACCAGATAGATTAGACTTTACAGATATGGTGCAAAAATTTATTGATGAGGGAGTATCAATACCCTTTAAAGTATTAATGGTAGATGAAGCACAAGATCTAACTCCCCTGCAATGGGACTTGGTTGTAAAATTAGCTAAAGCAGTAAATAGAGTTTATATAGCAGGTGATGATGATCAAGCCATTTATGAATGGAATGGAGCTGAAGTTGAATTTTTTCAAAATTTTCCTGGTAGATCTTTAGTTTTAAAAAAATCTGTTAGATTAAATAAAAACATACATCACTTTTCATCTTGTTTATTGTATTCAATGGGTGAAAATAGAATAGAAAAAGAATTTTATTCTAATGGTAAGGAGGGTGCAATCTATCGTTGGAATGGATTAAAAAAAGTGCCTTGGGATTTAGAGGGTGATTGGATGATTCTTGCTAGAATAAATGATGTAAAAAGGGAACTTCAGGAGGAGGCAAAAAATCTTGGTCTTTACTATCAAGATCAGAAAAATAATAAATCTTTTGACCCAAATCAATTTGCTGCAATAGAGTATTGGAAAAAAATATGTCAAGGCGGTTCCATAACTAGAGAGGAAGCATGTATAATGTATGAATTTTTATTAAACATTGACCACGGATACCGGTCATCAGATAGCAAAAAATGGTCTTTTGCTCACGCAAATCAGGTATTTAATTTTGATGAATTACATCTCAGATGTGGTATGAGAGATGAAAGGGCACCTTGGGAGGAAGTGTTTAAAAGAAAATTTAAAGATAAAGATAAAAAATATTTAAAAAAACTTATGAGTGAAGGTGTAGATTTATCACAACCACCAAAAATTATAATAGATACTATTCATCAAGTGAAAGGTGGAGAGGCAGACAATGTTATTTTAGCTAGTAAATGTAATTTTCCATCACATTTTGATAAGAAAAATCTATCTGAAAAAGTAAAAGAGCTTCGAGTATGGTATACGGGAGCCACGAGATCGAAGCAAACTTTACACTTGCTTGGAACTAATCATCAATATAATTTTCCATTAGGTAAATATTTTAAATTATATGAGGCCAACTATGTTTAGAAGATTAATTATTGAGGCGCTAACAGATAGATATAATGCACAGATATCTGAGGCTGAAGCTACATTAAAAATTTATTTAGAAAAGCCTGTAGCAATAGGTGAACATCCACAACATATTGATGAGGCAGATAAATTAGTAGAAAAAATTGCACAAGCAGAAGAAAAATTACAAATATTACAAGAGTTTAAATTATGACAAATAAAGATATGTTTGATGAGGCATTTCCACAAGACAAACAAATTGGAGGATCTCATTACAAACATTTTCATATACAGCCTTATGAATTTATATCTAAGAATGAACTTTCGTTCTTTCAGGGTAATGTCATAAAGTACGTTTGTAGGTATCGTTTTAAAAATGGTGTTGAAGATTTAGAAAAAATTAAACATTATTGTGATTTAGAAATTTTAAAATTAAAAAGTAAAAAATCTGAATGATTAATTATTTGAGTTTTTTATTAATTATGTTAATTATATTTGGTGCAATAACTTTATTATTAGTGTTTTGGAATAATGAGTAATTTATTATCAAGGTTTCATTTTTTTGGTCCACTACTTTATCATGTTAAACTAGATTTAAGTCACATTGAAAAGATAAAAGCTATGTGTTTAAAAGATAAAAATAAATTTTATAGAAACAATTTAGCAGGTCATATTAAAGATGAATATAGAATAGATCATGTAAATTTACAAATTTTGTTACAAGAAGCGATAGATGATTTTAGAAAAAGTTTTACGGCTTTTTACAAAATAGAAGCTCCAGAAATCTACATTTACAACGCTTGGGTAAATTTTATGAAACCTGGTGATTTTAATCCTCCACATACACATGCTGGAGATTTTTCAAGCGTACTCTTTATAAGTATGCCACAAGAATTATTAGATGAAAATAAGGAACACAATTCTCAACACATAAATAGTGCAGGTCCTGGATCTATAAGTTTTTTCGCAGGTGTAGGTGGCGGCATGTCTAATTGGAGACAAGACTTTACACCAGATGCAGGAGAATTATTTATGTTTCCTGCAGATTTAATGCATATGGTTTATCCTTACAAAAGTAATGTTGAAAGAGTTACAGTTGCGTTTAACATGAGGATTGAGGATGAACAAGGATATCGTAATAAAATTTTGAGGGATAAAAAAACACGAGATGAAAGATGATAAAGATAATTATTATGCTTGGTATTGTTATGATCCTGACTTCGTGCGTAAAAGATTTCGATTTAAACCCGGCTACTACTATCGTAAGATATATCATAAATGACTCATCAACTTAATTTTATTTACAATGATAGTGATTGGGTTTGTCCAAGTGAGTATCCTGACTTAAGCGGTGCAAAAGAAATTGCAATTGATTTAGAAACAAAAGATACAAATATAAAATCTAAGGGTTCCGGTTGGGCAACTTTTGACGGAGCTATTATAGGCTTTGCTGTAGCTGCATTAGGTCAACAATGGTATTTTCCAATACAACATGATGCAGGAGGTAATATGGATTTAGGTATTACAACCGCTTGGATGCAAAGTGTACTAAGAACTCCAGCCACAAAAATATTTCATAATGCGAGTTATGATGTTGGTTGGTTATTAGTAAATGGTTTTGAAATCAATGGTCCTATTGTTGATACTATGATCGCAGCTGCTTTGATAAATGAAAATAGATACAGTTTTAGTTTGAATGCTTGTGCTAAAGATTATTTAGGTGAAATTAAAAACGAAACATTTTTAAATGAAAAAGCTAAAGAGTGGGGTATAGATGCAAAAGCTGACTTATGGAAGTTACCTGCAGGTTATGTAGGATTTTATGCTGAGCAAGATGCAGGTTTGACCTTACGTCTTTGGGAGAGATTAAAATCAGAGATAAGTAAACAAAGTTTAAATGATGTTTGGGAAATGGAAATGGAGCTGTTGCCTATATTAATAGAGACAAGAAGGCGAGGTATAAGGGTAGATGAGACTAAGGCAGAAAAGTTAAAAAAAGAATTTAAAGAAAAAGAATTTCATGTATTAAAAAAAATTAAAGATGAGACTACGATTAAGCCTGACATATGGGCTGCAAGATCCGTAGCACAAGTGTTTGATAGAATAGGTGTTGAATACCCACGGACACCGAAAACTGGAGAACCAAGCTTTACCCAAAACTGGTTAGTGAATTGTAATAACCCGATAGCGC